ATGGACTGTACCGTAAAAGGCAATCTGTCCTCCGAAATTTTTGAGGACATTAAAAAAACTGCAGACAACAGGATAAATTTTCAACAGTTAAAAAACAAGACTGTTTTCGTGTCGGACTGTCACGGACTTATTGCATATTACATTATATGCACATTGCTTGAGGGCAATGATTTTTTTGAAAACAACACAAGGGTAATCACCTTTGCAAAAAGCCGTGAAGATGCCGAAAAGCAGTTCGGCAGCCTTACTCTCCGCAAAGATTTTGTTGTTGAAATCGGAGAGTCAAAGAACTTTCCGGAGATTGAAAGAGCCGACTTTGTAATATACTGCAACTGCCCGTGTGAGGTTGCAGAGGAAGATTGCAGTAATCCCCAAATTGCAGATACAATCACTTCGGGCTTTGCAAATGTGCTTGAATATGCAAAAGAGTCAAATGCCGAATCGGTTCTGCTCGTATCTTCATATATGGTTTACGGGGAGGTTTTCAGCGGTAAAAATAACATTTGCGAAAACGACCTCGGCTATCTTGATCCGACCGATGCCGACAGTGCATACGCACAAAGTATGCGTTCAGCCGAAACACTTGCTGTTTGCTATGCTGAAAAGTTCGGTATGAATGTAAAAATCGCCCGTCCCTGCCCCACACTCGGAGGTGTCAGAATGAGCGATGAAAGAAAATGGGCAAAGCTGATTGTCAGTGCGGCAAAAAATCAGAGCATTATGCTTACAGATAACGGCGGTGAAAAGTTCAGCTTTTGCTATGTGACGGACACGGTTTCGGCATTGATTGATATTTTGCTTAACGGAAAAAGCGGCGAGGCATACAACATTTCTAACGATAACGCAAATGTGACAATGCGGGAATTTGCACAGCTTGTAAAATCGGCAAATCCCGAAAAAAATCTCTCTGTAGTGTTCGTTCACAGAGAAGATGAAGAAGAACCCGAATTTTCTCCGTCATCCCCCACACCGTATGTTTTGTGCAATGATAAAATAAAATCACTCGGCTTTAATCCGAAAACCACGCTTAAAGACGGAATAAAACGCAGTATAAGAGCAACGGAACTGCGTGCAGAATTACGAAGGATAAAGTAATGCGTATTAAAGATTTTTTAAACGAATTTGAGGTCGACAGGGCGGCATTGCCCGGAGTTGAAAAAGAAACTCTTGCAAAGCTCAGGAACAAAACAATTGTCATCTCGGGCGGTGAACTTGCAAGATGTCTTTGCTATGCCTTTCTCTACAATAACGAGGCTAAAAGGCTCGGAATAAAAGTTATCCTTCTCGGCAAATCACGCAACGCAATGGCATCATACCACAGCGAACTCTTGTTAAGAGATGATTTTGATTTTGTCGATTATAATTCTGCATCAGAAATTTCAAGTGCCGACTATGTAATTACAACAGGAATCTGCGGTGAACATACAGACAACAACCCACAGATTATGATTGACGGCATTGCAGAGATAAATGCCTGTGCCAAAATTGCAAAAGCCACAGGCGCAAGAGTTGTCGTTGTGAACGACAGCAGAATTTACGGCAAAGCCAAACCGCACAGAGTTTATTCTGAAAACGAGTACGCAGAACTTGACGCAACCTCTCCCTCATCTCTTGCAGGTCAGCTTATGAGAACGAGAGAAACCACCTTGCACTCGGTTTTGAAGAACAGCGAATCAACCGTTACAACGCTCAGAACGGGCATAATTTTGGGAGCGTCAAGCAAATTTACAAGCGTGCTTGATCCTGCTTTTGACGATATAGCCAACCGCCGTAACACAGTTGTTCCGGCAACAAGGGATCGCTGCACCTTTGTTTATATCAACGATGTTTTAAAGGCGATTGTATTCGCATTGACAAATCTTGAAGAAAACGCAGTTTATAATGTCGGCGGCAAAAACTGTAACGCATCGCTGATTATGATTGCGGCTGTTCTCAACGATATTTACGGCAGTCGCTGTACAATTGAGTCGGGCAATTTTACGGAGCTTGACGGCTGTGCAATTAATTCAAACAAGATTTCCGTAAACGAATGCACTCCCGACATAGACCTTGAAACCATGCTGAAAATCTGCATAATGGACAAGATGAAGTCCGAAAAAGTTCTGCGTATCCCCCACTCACACGAACGCAGACTTGATTCGATTCACGAAATTCAGCTTGCATTTCTGCTTGAAACCGACAGAATTTGCCGAAAGCACAACATAAAATATTTTCTCGGCGGCGGAACACTTCTCGGTGCAATCCGTCACAAAGGATTCATTCCGTGGGATGATGATGCCGATATTATGATGTTGCGTGAAGATTTTGACCGCTTTTGCGAGATTGCGCCAAAGGAACTTCCGAGCAATATGACTTTTCAATCGTACCATACGGACAAGGCTTGTTTCTATGAATTTGCCAAGGTCAGACTTGACAACACTTTCTTTGCAACCGACTTTGCAAAAGACCATCACGCAATGCACAACGGAATTGCGTTTGATATTTTCTGTCATGATAACACAGCCAATTCAGCAATCGGACGAAAAATTCATATGGCTGTAACTCTGTTCACAAGAGCGCTGGTGTTCAATAAATGGAATAATCGTAAGGCTGAAAACGGCAGTAGAATCCAGAGCATTGTAACAAATTTCTGCAAGAAAATATTTCCGCTCAGATTCAGTATGTGGCTTGAAGTCCGTACTTTAAAATTCTTTAAAAACAAAAAGAATGCAAAATATCTCTATGACGGAATGGGCAGAAATATTTATAACGGTGCTTTTCCAAAGGAATATCTTGACGATGTTGCTTATGCCGACTTTGAGGGTTACAAGTTCCCCGTGCCAAAGGAATATGACAAGTACCTTACCTTCCTCTACGGTGACTATATGGAGCTTGCACCGCTGTCAACAAGAATGGGTTGTCACGAAATTGCCCTCTGCGACATCGGAAAATATGACGGTTTCAAAATCCGCAAACCCGATTCTGAAAAATAATCAGCGTAAAACAGACCGATAAAGTAAATGTCACTTGACACTTACCTGTCGGTCTGTTATAATAATATAGCACATTTTGAGTGCTGTTGCGGAATCAGCCGAAGAGTAAGATTTGTCTGAAAGTAAGCTCCGCCTCGGTTTCCCTACCGTGTAAAAATCAAGGGAATTTAAATTGATTATGCAAAAGCTGACACAATCATTTTCAACTTTCCATTTTCAATTTTCAATTTAATAAGCAGGTATGGCGGAATTGGCAGACGCGCATGGTTCAGGTCCATGTGAAAGCAATTTCATGCAGGTTCAAGTCCTGTTACCTGCACCATAGCTTTTTACCCCGGTAAATACGATATTTACTGGGGTTTTGCTATACTTAAATCACTCTAAAACACGGAAAAATACATATCGTAGCTAACACACAGCTAACAAGTAGCTAACAAATCTACAAATGACAAAACTCCCCTCACTCGCTTTTTACGGCGGATGAGGGGATTTTTTTTGCAATCATGTGTTTGTCAAGACATTAAGAATGTCCTTTAGGTTTTAATTAGCCGAGTGCCTTTTTTGCGTTGGCAATTTTGTTGTCCTTAGCCCTGATACCATCGTTGATAAGATGATAGATAGCATTGATTGTTTTCTCGCCAACAATACCGTCAACTGTAACTTTACCTGCTCTCTGTGCCTCTTTAACGGCTTTAAGTGTGCCGTCACCGAAGCCGTTCGAGTTATCAACCTTTGTTTTAATAACTTTCATATTGTAAAGAGTAATTAACTGCTTTTTGAATGCAAGTGTTGCTGTGTTGTGTGAACCGTATTTAATCATTTCCTCATTCTCCTTATTTGATGTTTTACCGCCGAGCTGTGCAGTTACTTCGTCTGCAAGATTGCCAAGCCTGTTATAGAGCCAGTCGCCCGGACAAGATTTATTCGCAAACCACCTATGTACAGTCAATACCATTTCATTTGACTTTGGTGAATAATTTAGCGTCTTGCTTTCATTACCAAACCAAAGCAGTTTAGTCTTGCCATTACGCTTGCAGATGTCAACGCATAGTGTAATAAGTTTGTTGTACACTTTACTGTTCATTGTGTACGGAGCTACCGTGTCGCTTGCACATTCGATTGTGACTGCTCTCTGGTCATTGGCATTGCTTGATGAACACCAAGAGCGATTGCCCTCATCTACACAAAGCAACACTCTGCCGTCATAGCCGATTCCGTAGTTACAGCTTGCCTCACAGGCTGTATTCATAAAGATGTTGCCGAGGGTTTCGACACTGCACTGACCTACAACGCAATGCGGAGTAATGCGGTCAATACTGTGTGTGCGTTTACCGCTGTGGTTTGGGCTTAATTTTGTGTAATTAACAAGTTTTGAATTACTCATAATTATTCCTCGCTTTCTGCGTATAATTTTTTCAAGTCGATATTTTCCATAACTGCCCTTGCTTCAAGTACGGCTCTGTAATCGCTCATTGCTTTAATTTGCAAGTCATATGTACTGCGTGGGCAAGTCGGAATAAAATTCAGATTCTCTTTATCCCAGTTATCAAGCATTTTCTTTAAGCCGTCGTGGCGGATTGATAACTGCTGATATTCAGCGATAAACCTTTCTTTGTAATCTTCGCTTAACATTTTGTCAACAGTATTAGATAAAACCATAATTACTCCTCGCTTTCATCTGTTTTTACTTCGACTGTTGTCTTTAATCTCTTGACGATTGACACCAAAAATTTCGGCAATGGAATACCGATTTCCGAGAGATTTTCTAAGATTGAAATCAACTCGTTGATGATAAACCAAATCGTAACAATCATGCCGATGCAGTAGTTAATCCGCAGGTCGATTCCGCAGTTGACAAGTGCCGAGCTGATGAGATAATCTGCAACAATTCCGACCGCTACAGCTACGATATAGCCTACCTTTTTGATAATGCCTGTTACACCGACACGGCTGTTAAGCGTGTGACTGATGTATGCCTGCGCCATTCCTGTGATATAGTCGATAATCATTACCGCAATCATCACCGCAAACGGCACAAGCAAGATGTTAAGATATGCGACAATAGCACCACACACCGTGGCAAATAATGCCTGTAAAATGTTTTCTTTCATTGTTTACACCTCGCTTTCTGTCGGCTCGTCAACGGTTGGATTATCACCCCACACCGCCATAACGGCATTGTAATATTCGTCTGACAGCACCGTTTTAAGCTGTTCTCTGCCGGATTCGTCGTTCATATATGCATTGCGGATGTTTCCGCCGACCTGCATTTCTTCACCGTTAAAGGTCAAAAACTGCTGTCTGAGTACCGAAACGCTGTCCCTTGTGAGCATATCCAGTGTGATTTTTTCTTTAAGTTCCATTTTTCATACCTCCGTTATTTTTATATTTTGTAAATCAAAGAAAAGTTTACCTGCTCATCAGCGACGAAATTATAAGCCTGTTTATTGAGCGGAGTAAACTGCAACCAAGCCGATTTATTTACACTTCCTCTGAACATTCCGCCGTTTTTGCTTATGCCGATATCATGAACAATCGCATCCGATTTGTTTGAGAAAGGCATATTGAGCAAAGCTATTGTAGATGTTCCGCCTAAAGTTGTTGCGTTCATAATGACGGTGACATTTACAATAACGATATCGCCAATTTTTTCATAAAGGCAAGTTGCAGATTTTATTTTATCAATCTGAGTAGAGTACGGAGTAAGAGTAGCTGTGCCGAGTTCGATATTTGACGAATCGTATTTAGTCGCCAAGGCGGTTTTATCTGCTTTCACAAGCAGAGCGTTGTAAATTGCTCCGCTTGTGAGATAACACGGGCTGTTATTTTTTGGCTCGCTGTCAAACGGCATTGAATCGAGCTTTCGGGCAATACTCTTGTCTGTTTTATCAAGCCTTGCTCCGAGTGAATTTTGACCGCCTCTTGCCGTGGCTATTTCGGTTTCAAGTGCAATTGCTCCGTCTGTTGCCCGTTCAATCCCCTCGTCCATATGGTTGAGGTTATCGGCATTGAGGGGCGGAGCAGAGCCGTTCACAAAGACAATTTTATTGTATTTGTTCATTTTCTTTTACTTCCTTTCCTAATCGTTTTTCGCCCTTTGATGTGAGGGCAGTTATAAATCCGTCCATTTTCTTATTGAACACAAATGTTTCGATTGTCGGCAAATCTTCAAACGGAGTTTTAATTGTGTACTTATCGCCTGCCTCAAGCCACCAATACGAAAACAGCTTAATTTTTGTCGGGCGGTATTTATATACATCACCAAAAAAATTAACAGAATTATATTTTGTGCCGATATCACTTGCTGTTGTTCTGCACCTCATCAAAATGTTATCGGAAACATACCACGAAAAATCGTTACTGTTGCCATACAAAAACGCTTTTTTATCAGCAAACTTAGCACTGTACATACGGATAGGCTCAAGTTCGTAATCTTCAAAGGATAAATCTTTGTACGAATCGATTGTTTCAACGGAAGATTGAGAATACAGCCTTTTAAAACGCATTTTTCCGTCGGCATCTATAACGGCAAAGCTCAAAGTTAATTCTGCGTAAGCTTGGATTAAATCTGACAAGGTAATGTCCTTTATAACCTTTTCCACGCAGGTATCATCAAATTTCAGCGGTACACTAAAGATAGATAAGCTCGGCGGTGAAACCCCTGTAATTGCATAATCTTTGGCAAATTCTGCGATTATTGAATAAAAGCTCTTAAAATTATCGTCTTTTTGATAGTGCGCATAACCATAGTTCTCTTTGCCTCCAAACCACAAAGACATATCCACCTTTGACATATCATAAAAAGCGTCATAGGCTGTGATTTTGACGATGTTACGCTGTTTTTTATCTCTTTGAGCCGACTGAATTTTACCGTAGAAAGCAGGACATTCAACCGTTCCTGTTTCGGCAGGACAAATAAGAGTATTTGACGGGTACAAATCATCTGACGGATACAGCTCCGATTCAAGATATGTTGCCGTTATGATGACCTGTACCGTCTTTCCTATCAAAGCCGAGCAATCATAATCAATGAGTTTCACGCTCATTTCAGAGGCTATGCAACCGCCGAATTTCAATTCTTTTTCAACGATTTCATTTTCAAGCGAAAAACTGTTAAGCACGATACTTTCACCGGTTATATCCTCAAAACTGCCGTCAGGAGAATGCAGGGCAACGGTGTTGTAAAGTGTGTTTGTTTTCAGCTTATCAGCAATTTCTTTAGATACAAGCATTTTTAAGAATCACCCCTTAATACTCAATCAGCTCAACCGTAATCGGCTGATAGGTTATATCACTTTTTTCGGCGGTCATTACGGTATATTCGATATCAGGAATATAAAAATAAGAGGTGTAATAGCTGTTCGTTTCATCGTTCCAATAAGTTACCCTGCACTTTCTCTGTAACTTATTCGCCATTGAGAGGTTGATAATCGACTGAAAATCAATCTTTTCGTCAAGATGAAGAATGTGAGTTGAAAACGAAATTTTTGTTTTGTAATTTGACAGCGTTGCTCTTTGAAGTGTACCGTTCTGATCTCGTTCCGCAGAAGTTTCAAGTCGCTGATTCGGAGTTGATGAAAATGCGGTAATGTACTTATTCGGCATTATGTTGTTGCCGAATTTAAGCAAATAGCCGTTATAATTTGACATATCATTTCCCCCTTTATGCGAATGCGGATTTACCGTTGTGTCTGCGTCTGTAAAGCTCATCCTGTCTTATCATTTCTTCAAAAAGCGTTGAACCCTCAAGCTCGGCAGTAAACGAATAAGTGTTGCCGCCGTTATTGCGAAAGATAATGAACATTTCATAAATGCGTTTAAGCAGGTCAAGAATTTGTGTGAGAATCACTGTATCCTGACCGCCCGAATTGTCGAGCATACCCTGCAACTTGTTGAGCGGAGAAATAACCTCAGGGTTACCGCTGTTAGCGCCTGCGTTATCGCCGACAACAGCAAGTGTCGGAGCTTTAACAATACCGCCTTTTGCAAATTTTCGTGCAGGTGATTCTGTGGGTTCTTCAAATCTCGGAATGAGAGGCGGATTTTCAGGCATTGAAAAGCTCCAATCCTGCCCGATGACAGAACCAATTGCCCCTGCAATTCCGCCGATTGCATTGATAACACCGGAAACAAAGTTATAAATACCCGTCCACAAGCCGTTAATACCGTCAATGATAGCATTTACAATAAATCTAAACACGGCACAAATACCATCCCAAATACCTTTGAAAAAGTCGTAAATACCTTGCCAAGCTTTTTTCCAATCTCCCGAAAAAACACCTGTGATAAAGTCAATAAGACCGCCGAATGTTTTTTGAATGGAAGTAACCAATTCACCGATAAATGTAAACACATTATCAAATACTCTTTTTACGGCATTGAAAACATTCTGAAATATAGGTCCCCAAAAGCTGACAAGCCAGTTTACAAACGGCGACAGAAAGTTATTCCACACGGTTGAAACACAGTCTGCAACCTTACCGAAGAAGTTTATTGCGCCCTCAAAAACAGGCTTCAGCCAGTTTTCCCAAGCTGATTTTACGATTGCTACGATAAAATCCCACGCAGGCTTAATCCATTGATTGTAAACATTCATCAGGGTTGTGCCGATGTTGGTAAACATATTGCAGATATTCTGAAAAATCTGCTGTCCGTTGCCGTTCCACCAATTACTGATAATTGTTCCGATATCTCCGAAAATCTGACCGATAAAGTTAAACACATCTGCAAACTGCAATTGTAAATTTTCGAGAAATTCAGTGATTGTTGCACCGTCATTTTCAGTCCATTCAACAAGGCTTTCGGTTGCAGTTGAAAACGCACCCGAAACAACTTCGCCGACTGAGCCAGCAAAGGTTGTAAGACCGCTTAAAAGATTGGAAATTGATTCTTCCATTTGAGGGCGAACATTGTCAATTGCATTGCCTGCAAGTGTTCCGAAATTATCAAAAAAGGTTGAAAGGTTGTTATAGCCGTTTGTAAGATTGTTACCTATGGTGTCGATAAAGCCGATAATCTTTTCCCTGTCTTTTGAAATCCACTTAGCAACACCGCCTGAAATGGTCTGAAACGACTTTCCGCCGATTGTCGCAACCGCTCCGAATGCAGAGCCGATTGCCCCGAGTTTTGCAGAACCGACCTTTTGCATTGTGCCGAATGCCTTTTGAACTATGGGAACAGCATTATCAAAAACGGTCTTGCAGTTCTTGCCTATAGCTAACCAATCAACCTTGTTAATACCTTTCTGTACATTATCGACAAAACCTTTAAACCCGCTTTTTTCGTATAGATTTTTGAATGCACCCGAAAGATTTTTGCTTGTGTCCTTGACAACATTCTTTGCAACAGCTCCGCCCGATGAACCGCCTGAAGAGCTTTTTGATGAGGAGGTGTCTGACTTTGAAGATGAGCTGTCAGAGCTTGAAAGCACATTCAGCTTATCAAAGCCCGCAACACTTCTCTTTGCTTTTTCGGAACTTTTCTGAACATTATCAAGTGACTTTGAACTGTCATCTGCCGTATCCGTAAGGCTTTTGGCAGAATCGGACGCAGATTTGATATTGCTTGCGGTGTTATTGCCTGTATCCCAGCCGAAGACCTTTGAAAGCGATTCAACCGCACCTTTGGCATATTCCGTTAAAGTCGCAAGTGCGGAACTCAACCGCTTTACAACCTGAGTTGCCACCTGAAGAATAGGCTGACCGACTACGGCAAGGAGCTGTTTCCAGCTTTCTCTGAGGTTGCCCGTTACATTCTCCCAACCGTCTGCTTCACGGCTTGCCTGTCCCATAGCACCCGAAAGCTGATTAGCGTCCTTGACCATTTGCAAAAGCGTGAGCTGTTTCTGCGATTCCGACAAATCCGTAAATGACTTGCCATACAGCTTATTAGCCGCCGCATTTCGTGTGGTTTCAGTACAGGACAAACCGAGTGCGGCATCATTTTCAAAGTTGCCTTTAAGAAACGATTTCAGGCTTTCTGCGGTGTCTTCAAGCGAACGGTCGTAATATGCGGCACTGTCGGCTGTTACCTGTAAAGCCTCCTGCATCATACCCAAAGCACTTGAACTGTCCATACCCGTAGTTTTTGCAAAGGCATAAATGCTTGTGCCGACACCTTGTAATCGGGTTTCAAGAATACCGCTTTGATCGGCAACGCTCTGAATGGCTGATTCTGCCTGCGACTGCATTGTGCCGAAAGTCTGCTCAAACTGTGAATTTGCCGCATTGACTTCCGCAGCCGATTCAATGCACTGCTGACCGAACTCCTTGATTTTGGCAACGGAAAGGGCGGCAACCACAACTGTACCGATTTTCTTAAACGAGGATGAAACCGAATTGCTTAACTGCTCACCGCTGCCTTTGATGTTTGAAAACTCTTTCTCGGTTTTCTGAGAAACGCCCTCCGCAACCTTTGAAAAGGACTGTTTCATATCCGTGCTTACATTTTCAAAATCTTTTGAAAGACTTGAAAATGCCGAATCAAACTTTTTTGTAATTGAATCGGAAATCTTATGCAATGTTTTGGAAATATCATCACCCGTAAGCCTGACATCAAGCTCAATTTCACCCGCCTTTGTCGCCATATTCACCACTTCCTTTCATTTTAGATTTTTTAAAAACAGGCATAAAAACAGCGCACACCGTTATGATGTACGCTAATAAAATATTTGCAAAAGAACAGCCACCCCATTTGGAGTGGCTTTTTGTTTTATTTGTTGAGTTCGTAGTATTTGATGTCGATTTTCGGAAGTGACACATTGTTGCCCATTACGGTTTCATATGTATAGTCGCCGTCACAAGTTCCCCAGAATGTGATTACATCATCTTCAAGGAGTTTGTCCGCGCCGTCAGGAATTTCTACTGTTGCGTAGATTGTATCAGTCCACAATGGTTCATCAAGATACTCATTTTCTTCTTTGGTTATATTGATTCTCAGGTCAACCGAATCGCCCCAGCCTTCCTGAACCTGAATAATCTGACCTTCAAACTTGTAGTCATTACCTTTGTACTTGTCAGGGTTTCTTGAAAGAGTTTTAAAGTCGATTGTTTTGCAACCGTCTTTAAATTCTTTTTCAACCTTCTTCGGGTCTTTAGTAGGCTTTTCTGTTGCAACTTCTTTTGTGGTCGGTGCTTCTGTTGCTTTTTCAGTTGCTTTTTCTGAACTCTGATTTGCAACAGTAGTTTCCTGCTTTGATTTGTTTGAACCGCTGTTACCGTTAATTGCACCGTTTACACCGCCAACAATCATAATAGCAACAACGATAATAACCCAAAAATACCAACGCTTGTAAATTTTCTTCTTCGCATTTGCAGGATTTACGGTTGCCGAGGTTGAATCGTTTCCGCCAAAGCCTGCACCGCACTTGTCGCAAAATTTTGCATCGTCCTTTAATTCGTTTCCGCAATGTGGACATTTCATAAACATACACTCTCCTTAATAAATTTGTTAGTGTATGTTACATTTTATCACTATGTATTAACATTGTCAAGAATTTTGTAGATACAGCGAAAATTATGTACAAATTTACAGATTGGCGAAGAAGTTTTGAAATTCTGCAAGAACGGTGTTCATATCTTCGTCTGAATAGTGCTTTGCATTCCTTGACCGCCACTTGTTACGGATTTTGTGCTGTGACGAAGTAAAGTTTTTCAAGACCTCTTTGTCGGTTTCAAGGCGAATTTGAACCGTTCTTGCAAGCGGTGTTTCGGGCCCTAAGCCTTGCAGAAGTGAGCAGAACTCATTCCAACTCATTTTTGCAAAATCCTTTGAATAAATACTGACCCCGTACTCCGAGCGAAAGCTCGACACGATTAAATCAAAGTCATCAATCAGGTCGTAGCCGGGGTCTGAGCTTCCCCCTCGTCAGTCAAATCGCCTGTTGCAATTTTGGCGGATTCGCTGATAAGGGCGTTGAAATCGTGCATATTCAGCTTTAACTTTTCAATCTTTTCTCTCTCGGATTCATCAAAAAGAAGATGATACATTTCGATAACATCTTTGCTTTTACCGTTGCCGTCCTCAAAAAGTGCCGCAACTTTGAGCATTGAAACTGCGTCATTGTTGATTGCAAGGTCAACATTTTTAACTCTGACGCTCGGCTTTTCCTCAAAATTAAGCTTGTCTGTAATATCAATTAACTTTGACATAATCGTTCATTCCTTTCGTTTTTTAAGCGGCTGCTGTATATACGGGCTTGCCGTTTGACATAACTTCAAATTCAAGCGGAGCAACACCCGTGCTTGCGCCTGCACCGTTTGATGTAACGGATACAACTGCATTTTTAAAGAGGACGGTTGAGCCGTCGGGGAAAGTCCACATAAACGGAACTTCTACCTTTCTGCCGTTTTCAAATGACAATGCGGCAATCTGGTCGTTACCTGCGTCACCGATTGTACGCTTACCCTTTACCGAAATTGTGATTGACTTAGCAGTCATAAGCCTTGACTTCCAGCCCTCGTTTTCAAAGGCTGTCCATTCCTCGACACCGTTGTCAAATGCAACGGAAAATTCTTCGCAGTTAGCAATATTTGTCGTGGCGGATTCTGTTCCTGTCTTGCCAACCGCAAACTGATTTTCATAGCACGGGAATACTCCCGATTCAACCTTTGCCATAAAATTACTTCCTTTCGTAATAAAATTTAACTTCAATGACCTGCTCATACACACCCTTGTCGTCTGTTCCCACATCAACGGGTTCTTCCGTGAGCAGTTCGATTATATAGATTTTGTGTTCCTTAATTTCAACATTTTTAATGCCGTAAAGCGTTTCGTAAAGCCTGCGTGCAAACTCCTCGGTTTCTCTTGCGTTGTCGGTGTAATGGATAAGCAAAGACACGCTTATTGTATCGTAGGTGCTTTCACCGCCGATTGCCCTTGTGGGTGTTCCCGACTGCTTTAATGAATACACCCCGATTGACCTGTCCTGTTTGTTGTCAAGCTTGCCGATGTAATAACGCTCGGCTGAGGTAACGCTTTTGAGCCAATCTCTGATGTCCGATAAGTAAATCAAAGTCCTGTATTTCTCCTATATATTTTAGTGAATGTTTGACTGCAAAAATTCTGCCTTGTTCCACCTTTGAGCCAATATCGAAACCATTTACCGCCTGCACTTTTGTTCGCACCGTGTTTTTTACCCTCGGAATCCGTCCACACTTCTCTGTGAAAATTATACTCGGGGTGAAAATACAACCGCCTTGCATACGGAGTACTTGACACGATTTTTACAACGCCGTTCCGGCTCTGAGCATAATCAACAAAGGTATTTTCATTTTGAAGATTGTCTGTGTCAAACGGCATTACCTGCGTGTTTTTCACCTGTGTAAGAAGTGCATCACCTGTCTGTTCAAGAGCCTGTTGCTTTGCCTTGTCAAGCTGTTTTACAACAGGAATATTGAGTTTGATTTTTGATGATACCGAAAATCCCATTAAATCACATCCAATTCCGTAAAATTAACTTTACCGTCGGGGTTGCGGTGTTTTGTACCCTGTACGATGTTTCGTTTTACGCCGTCAAGGATTACAAAGCCACCGCTTAAAGTGGGGCTGTCGGGAGCAATGTCGCCGTCAAAAAGCAAGACAGCCGACACCTGAACAATTTTCTGCTCTTTGGTATAGACCGTCTTTGCCTTTGACTGCATATTACACAAGGCAGAGCCACCGTGCAGGGTTGCTGACGGGTACAAGCTGTCGGAGGGATACAGATTTTTGCATTCAAACACGGTCAGGGGTGCTCCGTCCTCGGTAACACCCTCGCCGTATATCGTCACCTCAACAGGAGTTTTGCAGAACTGCTTTTTTACAAGTGGCGGAAATTTCAAAGTATATCACCTCATATTGCAGGATAGCAAAGTCCCGTTGATTTTAGCAATGCATAGAGGTCGGCAGGAATTGCCACTCCGCTGATACACATTAAATTCCAGCTTGCGCCAAATTCCATTGATGTGCCGTTGATTGAATAGCTTTTCAGATAGGAAGAAATCATATCGGCATTTTCTTCTTCAAAAGCAGTAAGTCTGCTATGCACTTTGCCGATGATTCTCTTCTGCATTTCCGAAAGTTTTTCAAAATCAATGCGGTTAAAAGTCAGAACATCAATGTGTTCGGCAGAAATAATACTGTTTTCATCTCCGCCCTGATGTTCAATGTAATCGGCATACATTACGCAACCGCCGTTGTGTCAACATCGGCATAAATGCTGTCGATTTTGCCGTCCTTGCCGTTCGGGAATACGAATGTGTCGGAAAGTGAACGGTTCTGATAGAGCCAGCCGTCACCCTCTGTGTGTGAGCCGGGAGCAAAGAAGTAAATGCTTGAAATCTTCGGAACAGTCTTGCAGGTTTCACCGCAAGCAACAAGAACATTGATTTTGTGAGCGCCTGTTGCAGGCTCAAAACCGCCGTCATCGGGGTTAAAGTTGAAGTTATCGTAGAAACGCTCATCGTCAATAACCTCGATGATAGGGCAACCGTCAATCTCGGTCACTCTTGTTTCAATGCCGATACCGTCCTCTGCAATCTGTGTAAGCTCAATCTTACGAGTGAACTCTGTTGACTGTTCAAGGCAGTCCATAATGTGAGATGTCACATAGGCAACAAGTGTGCCTCTTGCCTTGTATCTGCGGAGCTTGCCGGCAGAGAGAATTGTTTTGAGCTTTGAATAAGCGTTCTCCTTAGTCCACTCCGATGTCTTTGTTGAAGAATGATATCTGTCTGTTGCCTGAGCCTTTGTTGCAACCTTTGAGAAGAAAAGTGCGTCCGTTTCGGGAGCAACCTGTGTCTGCTCAAACACCTTTGAAATATTCTCAACCTTTGCGGTTGCGTTAGTTTCGTCAACATCTGCCTTATCAACGAGGAACTCGATATCACGGTCGTGCTCGCAAGTGAACGGAACATCAGTCTGAACATACTTACCCTTGTTCCAACCGCCGTTGCGATTGTGGTTCTTAAAGCCTGATGTACTCATCTGTGTGAAGTGGAATGTTCTTGCACCAACCCACTTTACATTTGAAGTGATGAACGGTGATGTAAGTGTGCCCTGAACAAGAATTTCGAGCAGGTCAGGGCTGAACTGCTCAGCATAGTTATTTGTGTTTGCCATGATTTTTTCAATCCTTTCTTTGGTTAAATATTAAATCTGTTCCATTTTTTGGTAGGAACATTTGCCTTTGGTTTTGTGCCGTCCGATGTACCGTTGCCGTCACCGCCGATTTTCTTAACTCCTGTGCCGTTCTCGGCAGGTTTGCCCTTGAGTGCGGGGATATCGTCAAGCACCTTTTTAACAGCCTCTGTCAGCTTTTCCGCATTGACATTGCCGTCTGTCACAGCCTTTGAAAAGTCTGCAATTTTAAGCACATACGGAACGGTTGCAATGTCAACGCCCTGTTTTACGGCTTCGAGGGTTGCCGACTGGTTGACTTCTGCCATAAGCTTTGCGTTGTTTGCCGATTCAACTTCCGACTGCATTTTTGCTAAGTCGGGAGTGTTCTCGGCTTTCTGCTTTTTAAAAGCACCGATAGCCTCTTTCATCTCATCGGCTGACAATCCCTGCTCCTTAAAATATGACTTCAAAACGGTGTCCTCTGTCACGCTCTGTTTGCCTGTAATAAGGCTTGCGAGCTTGTCATAATCAAAGGCAGGAGCGTTTCCCTGTGGAGTTCCCTGCGGTGCAGGTGTCGGTTCATTTGGGGTTGGTGTTGGATTTGGTTCTGCCATTTTTTTCATATCCTTTCAGTTTTTCGGGTGTCTCCCGTAATCAGTTTATAGAGTGTCTCTCTGTTTCAGTTTTGCACGGTGTCTCCCGTAGTTTAATGTCTTCGGACAATAAAAAAGCACCTTACATATTCGTAAAGTGCTTAATCCGCTGATTCTGTTTTCTTTGTTCTCGGCTTTTTAGGAGCGTTTGGTTTAACCTCAACTGCAAAGCCGCCGTCAATGAGCTGTTTGGCTCGTTCGTCAGAACATTCAAAGACTTCATTTACAGGACGGGTTACATATCCGTTCTGCCTGTCGTTAAATGCTGTTGTTACTCTGATTTTCATTCTGTCACCACCTTTCTAAACCGGTCGAAATCGACGGGTTTAACTGTTAATCTTTACTCTTAAATGTAATCGGCAAAATCTGTTTAGGCAGGAAGTTAATTTCATAACGGTATTTGTCCACTTCTGCACCGCTTATGTCCTCTACAACATACATAGTTTCATCATTAAGACCTATGATATGCTTTTTGTATTCACCCTTGCCCGTTTCGCAGACAACCTCAATTTGGTTATCATCATTATCGACCTGTAATGAAAAAGCGGCAACAAGTTCAAATGACGGCTTATCGGTTCTTGTGTTAATAACCGTAAGCCTGCGTATCACATTGAAATTGTCTGCTTCCTGCGAAACATTGTACGATACCTGCGTTGCCTCGGTACAGCCCACAGTAACCAGTACGGTTGTTGCAATCATAACTACCATAAGTACAATTGCTAAAATTCTTTTTCTCATAGTATCAAACCTTTCTTTGATTAATAATAAAAAAGCACTCTGATCTCTCAAAGTGCTGATTCGATGTGTTAAGTTTTGTCTTGGTAAGTTACAGGCAAGTTAAACAACAAAACCGCCCTTTTTACGGAGCGGTTAGTTTTTGTTTCTTTGTTTTTCAAGTTCTTTAATTATTTCGTCAAGACGTTTTGAAGCTTCTTCGTTAGAACCATCTAAAACAGATTTGTTTATTTCTTCCATTCAAATAAACCTCCTTCTTGATGTTTACTTAAAAATTTATCAATAACCTTTCTGTATTCACTATCAGAACCTGTTTTTATCCTCTTTTTTCCCATTCGTTGTAACTCTGTTAAAAGTGATAGTCTGTCGTATCCTTTCAACTTTGTTAATACTTCAATGTTGCCATCGTTTTTCACAATAGTAAATGTTTTTATACTATCATTCTTAATAAATTCGATAATATCATTTAAAGAATAACTGCTGTTTCTCGGGTGATTGTGCATAACAAATAAATCTTTGCCTTGAAGTGCTGATCCAAAATCTATTTTTTCATCAGTTCCTTTAATAGGCTCTGTAATCATTTTGGACACATCATTTTTTAACACGAAGGCAACTTCTTTATTGTCATTTTGTTCTTTTGAAAATTTCAAAAGCTCCTTGTGTCGTTTTTGAATTTTCAAACACTGCTCTTCTGTATAACCTTCAATATCAACTTTAGGAATACGACTGATAGCTTTATCGGTTATCGGAGTAATAGGCTTTTTACTTTTCTCTTTTATTATACCACTTTCACCCGATTTTGCAACATTTTCAGATGAATTGCTTTCTGCTTTATTAACCTTTTCTTCAAGCCGATCCGCCCTATCGTGCCACTCATTGGCTCGGGTTTGGGCAATGCGTTTATTGTCCTCATCAAGGCTGTATTCAGCACGGCGGTCAAAGCGTTCTGCCTGACGCTGTGCATACTGCTGTTTTTCCTCAAGCCGTTCTCTACGGTCCATTTCTGCCTCTTCTTCGGGGGAGACAGGTTCGAGTGTCGTTATTTCCTCGTAATATGTACTCGTGCTGTCCTTGCACCGTGGATGAAACAAACCGTTCTTGATTGCGGTTGAGAGGAGCGGATAGTTTCCGTCTGACTTTTTGCCGTTTGAATACACATCGTCAATAAACACTTTGCCGATATATTTTGCACAATCGGGGCAACCGCCCTGTCTTGAGTTCACAACAACGAGGGATACTCCCCATTCGGCTCGCTTTTCGCCCTCACCACGCAGATAGGCTCTTTTGTTGGCTGTTTTAACCGCCATATCCGCATAATCCGAGAGCGTATGCCTTGCACCGTTTTTGTATTCCACACAATTAAGACCTGCGTTGAGCATATCCTTGCAGGCGATGTCAACGGCTTGTTCGTATGTAACCGCACCCGTATTCATTGCTACCTGCGCATTGTATATCGCCTTGCGGTACTTGTCATTGCTCATACGCAAAACTGCCGTTTCTGCCCTCTTTAAATCGTCTGTGGTCGATTTTATGAGTGCGTCAAGTTTACGGTCATTCACCTTAAAAAACTCGGCTGTGCTGTGTGCTGACGGCTTTTTCGGGGCTTTGAAACCGTCCTTGACAGCTTCAAGAATTTCTGCCTCCTGACTTGCATTTCCGTCAGCTTTGGCGGTGCGAATCATCTCTTCAACCTTGCTGTTAATGGTTTTGAAACGCTTGCCGAATTTCTTTGCGTTGTGCTTGCGGTACTCTTCAAGACTTTTGAGCTGTTCAGCCTGCCATTGTGTCCAGTTGTAACCCTCTTTGGTTTCTTCGGCTCTGTGACGGCTGAAATTGCGCATCATGCTGTCGATAAGCTCGTTTTCAATTCTCTCAAAAGACTCTTTAATGTTGTAATCACTCATTGCTTACCCATTTGCTGTCGTCGTCCTGATTTGCGATATCTTCGGGTTTATCGGGTTCATTGCCCGTGTCGGTAAGGTCCACATCGTCAAGTTCCGATTTTTCTTCTTCGCCTGCAATGCCCTGTTCTTCCTTAATTCTCTGCACCTCTTCGGCTTTCCAATCGTCCGACTTGCTGTCGCCGTACAATTCTTCAACCGAGGTTTCAACTGACATCAAACCGCCCTGTCTTGCTTTTGACACGGTTTCAACCTGACTTTCAAAGCTCGGATTTGCATATTCGCCGAAGTTTACGGATACTTCCAAGCCCTCAACAATACCATTGCCGTTAAGTTCACCGTCTGCATTGAGTACAACTGCAACAAGGCTTTGAAGTGCGTTCTGCGTAATTTTCACAAGGTTCTGCCTTGTGTAAAGGGTTGTCTTTTCCTTTTCACGCTGAGCATCTGCATTATCAAGCTTCTTCGTATCAATGCCGAGAGTTGACGGCGATATAATGCCCTGTAAGCAGAGGTCGAGGGCAGTAATGTATGAACTCAAATAGCTTTCGTGCTGAATCTGCGGACTTTCGGTGTAAATCCTGTTGCCATTGCCGTTTTCAGACATATCGTTGCCCACGGTGATAAATCGGTTGTCAAACGGATTCGGCGACATCGGCTGACAGGTTTCGGGATTTCTCGGAACAAGGCAATCAGGCACATACTGCTTTGTTCGGCAGGCTCTGAGTGCATCCATCCACTGTGACCACACTTCATCAAGGCTGTCGAAAGCGTCTGTTTTTATGCCAATAATGCCCGCACCTCTGCCCTTGTGGCACGATTTGCCGTAAAGGACAGGTACAGCCCACATATATGATTCGTCAAATGTAACGCCCTTTGAATCAATCCACGAAAGAGCGTCAACCGTGTGCAGGTCAATCTCTTTGCCGTTGTCATCATACAAAGCATAGTGAATATAGCCGTAACCGTATGTTTCTTCAAAACGGTAACGGCGGTGTTTTTGCGTGTAATCGGTGTAAAACTTAACCTCTCGGATTCTGCCACGCACATATGTAAAGTCGATGTTTTCGGCAGGATACCATTCAACAATCGGAACATCTGATACAGCCGTGTCAAAGCTGACCTTAAAAGCACCGTCACCGACAACACATAGGTCACGGAGCATTTGCTTAACCGTGTCGGACAATTTGTTCTGCTTTTCAATATCTTCCCAACGCTCTGCATAAGCGGTTGAATTTTTGCTTGTAACATCTGTGCCGTTGTAGTCGGCAATTACGATATTCACAAGCGTTTCGCAGATGAGTGCCGGCAAGCCCGTATGTATTTTACGAATTTCAAGCCCCTCTGTACTTTTTGCCGCCCAAAACATAGTTTTGTTTGTGTCAATCTGCTTGTACAGCTCCGCAAGCTGTCTGCTGTTGCCCCAATACCAAATGCGATTGATAAAGCACTCGGTCAGATGATTGCTTGTTTCGGTAACGGTAATTGTTTTGTCGCTTGCAGGAGTAATCTGCAAAAAGTTTTTAATTCCCGATCTGATAGATTCAGCCATTCTGTTAATCAGCCCCATTTATTTCACTTCCAATAATATTTTTAAACGGCAGCCACGCATATTGACCGCTGTTAATGCAATGGTCGTGACCGTCCTCGGGTGTGTTGTCTTTATCCTCTCGCCAGCTGTAAATTTCAAACTCGGCAATCGTGTTTTTACAATGTTCAAGCACAAAATAACAGTCGGTGGCAAGCCAGCCGAGTACAAGATTGATTCGGTCGATAATCTTCGTTTTCTTCCATGCATTTGCAAAGTCATAGACACAGCCGTGCTGTCGCTTATACTTTTGAAATTCGGTAATAGTCGCTTGGTCGGCGCTGTCAATAAAAGCCGTGCGTGCAAAGCCCCATTCATCACGGTTACGGTCAAGAAAATCAATAAAATTCTTCACCGTGTCACTCGGGGCAATAGGCGTTTGCATTTCAGCGTTGTTATAAACTCTTTCATCAAGCTGAACACACTTGCCGTGATTGGTAATGCCGTAAAATGTCATTGCGATAGTGTCAGGCGACTTCTGCGAATAGGCGGTATCAAGACCTGCGGTGAACTGAACAAAGTGTTCCGACTTGCGGTTACAGTTCAAAAACTTTCCTGCCCACTCTTTTGATTTGATATGTCTTGCCCTCTCAAAATTCGGGAACACAAGACCTGTTGCTCTGCCTCGCAAACCTAAGATTTTATTTTTATAGAGCTTTGTACCTTTCGGTGCAGAGTTCTTTTTCTTTTCAATCTGTTCGGGTGTAAGACTTAAATTGTCGGCAAAAGAAAAGAACCAATACCGCCAATTCGGTACAGGTTCTTCGGTAAGCTCCGCCGTAATCTCGGGAGGAACATCGTTTTCATATTTTTTAAAAGGACGGGAGCGGTTGACAAACTCCTTATACACAGGCAGGCTCGGATCATCGGGATTCAGCGTTGCAAGCATATAGTCATTACGGGTTGACATCTCTCGGATAAACTCGATATCGGCGGTGTTGATTTCGTCAATATACACGCACCCAAACTGCGCACCGAGAACCATTTCCCACTTATCCCGACTGCTGTAACCGAGAATATAGATGATTTTGCCCTCAAACTTGATATGCGGCAGCTTGTAGTCCTTGTCGCCATTGCCACAGTAAACTGCGTTACGGTGCAGGTCGAGAATACCGTTATCCTGCTGAATAATAGTTTCCTCAGCCTTGCCCGTAGTTTTGGCGGCAATTGTGTGAAGCTTCTTCGGCGACTGCGACACCATTCGCATAAACTTAACACCTGCTCCGACTGTTGTTTTTCCTGAGGCTGTAGTGCCTTCAAGAAATTCAGCCGACACATTTGTTGTGTTGATAAAGTCGATATACTTTTGTGACAGCGGAAATTTGTTACTCACTCAGCCCCTCACCGCCCAACTGTCTGAACACATCGGATAGCTTTTCGGACTGCTCAACTTTCGCATCAACCTTAACGGTGTATTCACCCGTCATCTTGTTGAGCGTGTCAATCGCCCTGATTCTGTCGGAGGTGTCCTGCCCGTCATTCCTTGCAATGTCGGACAAAGCAACCTGTCTGTCCTTTGCACTCATAATGCGCTCGTCCTTGAGCTTATCGGAAAGCTCCTTGATGTATTTTGAAACTCCAACATTCTCCAACAATTCATACGCTCTTGCGTTTGCGTAATTTTCTGAATATCCTGCCTGTATCGCACTCTGAACGGTGTTACCGCTTTGTGCATAATATTCAGCAAATTTACGCTGTCTTGCATTTAATTTGTCTTTCACGGTATCACCGCCTTTCACACTAACACAAAACCGCCCTCAAACGAGAGCGGTCTGTGCGAATTTTTAGGGGGACATAAATGCCTATGTCGTTTTGTTGCTTTCTTCAGTTTACATTATATCGCACCTAAAACGGAAAAACGGACAAATTTACCAATGGTGGCGGTTGCACATTTTTCTTATGTTGTCGGGGGTATTGATTCCGCCTGTATCGACTGCAATCTTCGCCCAGCTGTATTTTAAGCCGAGGTGCATAAACAGGCAATTCTCCACAAAGTCTTCACGGGAGAGGCTGTTCAAGGCTGAATTTCGGCGAATTTCAAGGTTCTGAATATCCCTTTGAATATCTGCAATCTGCGCCACCGCATTGCCCACCCTGTCGGATGTCTGACCTGACGGAACAATTCGTTCGCCCAGCGTCACCGCCGTGTTGTCCGCCTCAGCCTGAATCCGTGCCATTTTCGCCCTGAGCCGTGAAATCTCTCGGTTGATGTCCTTAATCTCTCTCGCTGTCAATCCATATCTGCCTCACTTTCAGTACCATTTTTCATAAAAAGTAGCCAATGTGTTTTATTCAATTTTCCACTTTTATGTCCCAAAAGTGGAGGTATTGGTGATAATTTAATTATCTCGTTAGTTTTAACATCTGTTTCATTCCATTTAAAAACCAAAATTCCATATGGTTTCAAAATTCTGAAACATTCCCTAAACCCTTTAGATAAATCATCTTTATATGTATGTGGGTTAAGTTTACCGTACTTTTTTGCCAACCAAGATTTATCCCCTACTTTGATTAGATGCGGTGGGTCAAATACTACTAAATTAAACGTATCATCTTTAAAAGGGATATTCCTGAAATCGGCCACAACATCAGGTTTGACTTCAAACGCTCTACCGTCACAAAGAGTATCAGTAAATTCACGATTATCCATGAAGACTACATCTGGGTTATGTTTATCAAAGTAAAACATACGGCCTCCACAACAAACATCTATGCAATGATGTACTTTCATTCTTCTACCTCACTTTCAAGCCAATGTTTCATGCAGTCAATTGACATCTGTTTGATTTTTTCAAAGTTAGTCATTGTTCTTACTCTTCTATTACTTATTTAATATTTGACTTAATATACAAATCATAAATCGGCATGCCATTTCTTTCAGAAATATGTGCCTTGCCATCTTCAAATTCTTGCAAAAACTTTCTATTACTTTCTTCGTTGATAAACTCGTAAAGATTTTTATGTGTAATCCCTAACGGAGAGCCAAATATCCAGTCATCAGCTCCACAATGAAACATACCATTAGTCATGTTATTATGTTTAACACCGTGCCAAGGTAATTTTGAACACACGGAATAATAGTTGGTTTTAAATACTTTACTTGCCATAACAAAGTAATTTTTAGACACAGCCATAACTCGCATTGGTTTTTTCCAATTGTTAATCTTGATTAAATCGCCTATTTTTATTGTGTCTAAAACTTCTCTCGTAACATCTGTATAATGCTTATACTGTTTGTTCATTTTTCACTCTCCTCAACAGGCTGATTCCAACATCTTACGCAGTTGTTGTGACAACTATTTACGCTTATCAATCCTAAATGCCAAGGGCATAATTTATGGGGTGTGCCGTCCTCATCAAGCTTTGCATTCGGGTAGTTTTTCAAAAACTCACTCAGATAAGTCCTCTGCGGATGTTCATCCGACCATTTTTGTACAATTGCAATTGCCTTTTCAGGGTGCCTTAATTCTAATTCAGTGCAAAGCATTTCTTCGTCATTATTAAATCTGCTCAATGGGCAATGATTACACGAAATGCGACACACACCAACATCACTTGATTTTGTCATCCGAGCTTGTTCACTCAAATAGTTTTTAGTGATATTACAATCAATCATTTTCTTCGTCTCCTTCATAATTTACAACTTTTCCGTTGTCAGTGTAATCTCGTTTGTCAAATTCAAGTTTCAGCTTGTCGATGACAACCCTGTCGATATGCTCCCAAAACACTTCGTCCGTGTCCGAGTGTTCGACTATCTCGGTCATAGACTTTAGTGCCTTCGCACATCTGTCACGGCCAAAGCCGAAATCCTTATGCAAGGCATACAGCATTGTTTTAAATACTCTGCGTGTGATGTCTTTGTTTTCTTTTTCTCGGATCTGTTCATATGCGCTTTTTGCAATCCGTTCAGCTTCCTGTTTAAGCTGTTTCGGAATCTTAGGCGGTATTCTTGCTTTCAATGTCGGTTCTCCTTTCCGTATTTTGCTTTAAGGGATTTTAACAAATCTTCTTGTACATTTGCTTTGCCCTGCAAGGATTCATAGACACGCTCATCGCAGGTGTTCTCTGTGATAAGGTGGTGAATTACAACCGTGTTCTGCTGTCCCTGTCGGTAAAGTCTTGCATTCGCCTGTTGATACAGTTCCAAACTCCAAGTCAAGCCGTACCACACGATGATGTTTCCGCCTGCCTGCAAATTCAGACCGTGACCTGCTCCGGCAGGATGTGCAAGCAACAAGGGAATTTTGCCATTGTTCCAATCTTCAATATCGGCAGAGCTTTCAAGTTTTCTGGCAAAATTGAATTTGTTCATAATTCTCTCAAGGTCGTGACGGAAGCTGTAAAAACATAAAACAGGTTGACCGTTAGATGTATCAAGAATTTCTGCAAGTGCGTCAAGTTTCTGTTCGTTTGTTATCGCATATTCACCGTTGCTCATATACATTGCACCGTTGCTGTACTGAAGAAGTTTATTCGTAAGCGTTGCGGCAGTTGCGGCGGTAACTTCACCCTCTGCAAACTGCATATAGCAGTCTTTTTCAAACTGTTCATAATCAGCAAGCTGTTTTGGTGACATCTTAACCGACACCACACGATCCATTCGTTCGGGCATATCAAGCCAATCTTCTGCTTTCATTGAAATGCAGATGTCTGAAATTTTACTCATAATTGACTGTTCGGCATTTTCTTTCAGCTTGTAATTAAAAATTGTAGTCTGATTACGCTGATTCGGTGTAAAATACCTTTCACGGTAGCCTGTGACAGTTTTACCGAGTCGCTCTCCGCTGTCAAGCAGATAAACCTGACTCCATAAATCTATAAGTCCGTTCGGTGCGGGTGTACCGGTAAGACCTACAACCCTTTTACTTCGGGTTATGTATTTACGCAAGGCTCTGAACCGCTGTGCTTTTGAAGATTTAAAACTTGACAGTTCATCAATAACAACCATATCAAACATCCAGCCGTTGCCTATACCTGAAAGTTCGTTCGTAAGCCACACAACATTTTCACGATTGACAACATAGATGTCTGCGTCCTGTGCAAGTGCAAGTCTGCGTTGTCTTGGTGTTCCGAGAATTTTAGAAACCCTCAAATCTTTTAGGTGTTCCCACTTGTCGCATTCTCTTGTCCAAGTATCTTCCGCAACTCTCAGCGGTGCTATGACAAGGACCTTTGAAATTTCAAAACTGTTGTATATGAGTTCTTCAACTGCGGTCAGCGTTATAACTGTTTTGCCAAGTCCCATATCAAGAAACAGTCCGCACCTCGGTGTGGTGAGAATTTTCTCAATTGCCATTTTTTGGTATTTGTGCGGGATAAATTTCAAAACGGATCACCTCCTGCACACTTTCTCTGCTGTTGCACACATAAACTCTCTGCCCCATATTTCCGAAAAGTTTATGAACTCTCATCTGCTCAGGCCTTGGCTTTTTTCCTTTTGCTTTAAGTTCAACGAAGAAAATTCTGCCGTTCGGCAACATACAAATTCTGTCCGGCACACCTCGCATACTCGCAGAGTTGAATTTAAGACACACACCGCCGTGTTGCTCTATCTTATCTTTTAAGTATTTTTCAACACTTGATTCTTTCATTTCTTAAATTTCTCCTTAATTTTCATTTTCGGTTTAAAAAGTGTTGACAACAAATCCTGCTTAAAATCTATGTTTTTTCCGATTTGTCAACAATGTTACAAGTTTTCTGTAAAGTATAGGCGAATATAGGATTTTAAGAATACAATGCTATTTATTGATTTCTATAATTTCTTTATTTGACTATACTTACATATATAAATTGTTGACACTGTTGACAAATGCTGAAAAATGGCTATTCTATGCGGTTTTTGCTGTCAACAAAATTCTTAGCAACTTGTTGACACTTTCCTTATAAAGCCTCTTTGAACACCATAGATTTCTCCGAATCGGGCATTGGTCTTTGTCTGCTCCCATTCACCTGTTCGCATAATAATGTCTTTAATTTCTTTGCTTTTCTGATAGGTGAAATCTTTGCGGTCACCGCCGAATGCTTCGCACCACACTTCAAGCGGACACACACGGTTACGCTGATTTGTACCGCTCTGCTCTGCACCCAGTTCATAGCCATTCAGATAATTTCTGCGCTCATAAAGCTGCATTTTGTTCCAGTCATCAGGAAGTAAGGTATTGAGGTACTTAACAACATCACCCGTAAGCGGACTTTCTTCAAAATGTCTGTTCTGTTCGGCTTCAGCAAGCGTTCTGAGTTCTTCGGTATCCATAAACAGCTTTTCGCCGTTCTTATACAGTTCAACAGCTTCCGCCCATATCATATCCACATCATAATCCGTGAGGTCCTCAAACACACTTTTTGTAGCTCTATGAGGGTGAACATCAATCGGCAGAAATCGCCTGTTGCCCGTTTGGTCACGGAGAAACTCATGCTGATTTGTTGTACCGATGAAAATACACTGCCTTTTTCTGACTTCGGTATGATGTCCGTATGCGGCTCTGTAAGCGTCCTCGGATTTTGTGGTAAAGTGCTTTACCGCTTCAACCTCGTTTCTTCTGAGTGCCGCAAGTTCGGCTATTTCGATTAACCAAAAGCCCTGCAACTGTTCGTATGCTTCCTTACCCTGTACGGTTGTCAGGGTGTCGCTGAACCACCTGCCGCCAAGCCTTTTTATCGAATAACTTTTACCGCAACCCTGAGAGCCTACAAGTGTGAGAACCGTGTCAAACTTAATGCCCGGATTCATTATTCTTGCGACCGCCGCAACAAGAGTTTTTCGTGTTGACGCTCTCGTGTATTCGTTGTTATCCGCTCCAAGGTAATCAACAAAAAAAGTTTCAAGCCTTTTTATTCCGTCCCATTTAAGACTTGTGAGATAGTCATAAACAGGGTTGTAGCTGTTTTCCATACTCACAAGTGACCAAGCATCTGTAATAGCCGCCTTGCTCTTAATGCCGTATAGATTTTCAATGTAATGGCGAAGTCCTGCGTCATCAACATCGGTCCAGTCACGACTTTCAATTTCGCTGTTCCACGGCATTGCACCTAAAACCGTATGTCGCCTTGTAAATGTATTGTAGGCTATCTTGCCTTTCAATCTTTTGTCTTTTTGGCAGATTTTCATACAGTTGTCAATTGTCGGCAGGTTGTTGCTCTTGCCGTCCGTTGCCAGTTCAAGCACCCAGTCATCGTCGTTCTCGCTTTCGATATCACTCTCAAAATCCGACAGGCAGGACTGCTCTCTTTCTTTGTGCAACAGCAATCTGACCGCCTTATTATTTGACGCAAATTCCTGCATAGCAATGTATGAGGGTAATTTTGATGTAGGTGTTCCCTGCTTTGCGTCATCGTCAAGACTGCCGTATTTATGTATTCGCACAAGGTCAAAAGCATTACAAAGCTGTCCGCCGGCGGGATCTGTTGCGTGGTTTGAGTATGCGAACTTGCCGTCCTTATACACAACAAGACCTGACGCTGTACTGCCGTTTGCATAGGTATATCTGTCATCGGCACTGCATTTTACATATACATCAGGCAGGAACTCCGCTATTGCCATGTGAATATCGTAGCAACGGCAGAACGCACCTATTACGCCTTTCTTAGTTGTCGGATCTTCCTGCTTTTTCAGCAATCGGTCCTTTTGCTTTACTGTTCTGCTTGAAAACTGCCATTCGTCAACATCGTGCCAATCGTTGTATCGTGCAAGCACGCCGTCAACATCAAGCGGATTTCTGACCGAATATTTAAACACATATTCGCCGTCAATGCTTGTACTTGACCAGTACATAAGCCTTTGCGGCTGATATGTTGTATCATCGAATTGGTCAATTCCGATTTCGTCAGCTATTTTTCGTGCAACAGCTTCATACTCTTCTGCCGTACAGTTTCTTGACAGCGGAATAACAAGTCTTAATCTCGGTTTTTCTGCGGTGTGTTTGTGGGTTGAATATATGATGTAAGAATAATTTGCAAACAAATCTATGCTTTCGCAGAAATCGGGTGTGGCATAATCGGCGTCAAGAGTAAGCAAAGAACGGCATTCAACCTTATCTCTTCGTCTTATTCCGTTTTTAAGTCTGCCGCCGACAAATCCGCCTACATCCTTGATGTTATCCTGTTTGGATTTTGGCAGATTGCGAAATTCGCCCATTGTTTCAGGTGTTACGGTTGTTGTTTTTAATCTGTTTATAAGTTCGTCAAATGTAACTTCCGTATTCTTCCACAGCTTTGCAAATCTGTCGTTAGCCGTGGCGATATAATATGTTTTCAACCATTTTCCTCCTTTCTTTAATCTTTCTTATAAAACGGTGTTTCATAGGCTTCTGCCTTAAGCACTAAGCCCTTTGCCCATTCTATCGGTTCGCCCATTATGGCACTGATTTCTTCCGCAGATGAAACACCAATCGGGCAATCTATAATAACCTCATCGTGTACATGAAAATTTATTTCAAAGCCCCTGCTTTCAAGTCTTTGCATTGAAACCGCAAGACAATCCCTTGCAAAAGCCTGAACAATGTTCTCGGTGAGTTTACCGCCGAATGTTTCAAGCCTCTCCCAAGAACCTCTTGTCTGACTTATTCCCATATAGGTTACGCAAGGTCTGCCGAATTTGTTTTCCCGAAGTTCGGGTTTTGCATAAGCAAGATTTCTTCCCGACGGCAAAGAGATAAAGAGTATTCCGCCTTTTCTAAAGAACCTGATACCGCATTTAATCTGCTGCGGTTCACCTTTTACCGCCGACACAGCCGCCTTTTCAACCTCGTACCACAACGATGTAATACAGGGGTTTGTTGCTCGCCAGCTGTCAACAAGCGGTTGCAATTCGTTTTCTTCAAGTCCCATTTCAAGCGCACCCATTGATTTAAGTGCGCCCACAGAACCGCCGTAACCGAGTGCAAGTTCTGCGATTTTGCCCTTTTGGCGGAGGTGTCCGTTAATTCCGTGTTTTACAACCGGCACTTTGAACATCTGACTTGCGGAAGCACAGTAAATGTCACCGCCGTTCTTGAAAACTTCCTGTCGCCACTTCTCACCTGCAAGATAGGCTATTACCCTTGCTTCAATTGCCGAGAAGTCAGACACTATAAATCTTCTGCCCTTTGTAGGTATAAGCGCTGTTCTGATAAGCTGTGAAAGCGTATCGGGAACATTGCCGAACAGCATTTCAAACAGTTCATAGTCACCGCTCATAACAAGATTTCGGGCAAGTTCCAAATCTTCAAGATGATTTTGCGGAAGGTTCTGCGGTTGTATCATTCTTCCTGCCCATCTGCCCGTTCTGCTTGCACCGTAAAACTGCAAAAAGCCTCTGACTCTGCCGTCAGCGCACAAGCCACCGAGCATTGCCTTATACTTTGCCGTAGAAGTCTTTGACAGCGTTTTTCTTAGTTGCAAAACTTCTTTTACCAGCAAGTCGTTTGTACGCTCTGAGAGGCTTTTAACTGCCTTTTTATCAAGGCTCTGAAATATTTCTCCCGTGCGTGTTTCAAGCCAGCCTTTAAGCTGTGAAACCGATTTAGGGTTTTCAAGTCCTGTCAGCTTTTGTGCTTTCTCAATCATTATTTTTTGATAGTCGGCATCGAAGTTTATAGCGTTGTTTATAAGCTCTGTTTCGACTGCAACGCCTCTGTCACAAATGTGCTGATCAAGTTCCCACAATTTCTGTTCGCCCTCTGTCAGAGGGAAAGCCTTTAGCCTGTTTTTTATATTTCTTTCAACAGCCACATCTTGAATACAATAGCTTTTGAATGTTTCCCACTTCTCAATGTTGTGCTGCGGAAGATTGCGTGTTCTTCCGCCGTTTGACTTTGTCGGTCTGCACGGCTTTGAAAAATATTCAATACAAGCCCTGCCCTTTTTGTCTTTCTGTTCTTCAAGTCCGAGTGCTGTTGCTACACCCGCAAGCGACCTCGGTAAACCTATTTCCGCCGCCTGAATCATTGTGCAACGCCATTGTTCGGGCGGCATTTCTGCGTTCAGAAACTTTGCAAGACAGGTCCTTTCAAAGTTTGCATTGAAAGCGGTTTTCTTAATATTTTCATCTGTGAGTGCGGAAAGTACCTTGTCAGGAATTTTTTCGCCACAAGCAATATCAACTATCTTAATATCTTCGTCATCAAAGGCATACGCAAACAGAAGAATTGTAAAATCAGGGGCGTCTGCATAGGCATACACCCCTGATTTTAAGAGATTGACACTGCTGTATGTTTCAATATCAATACTCAGTTGTATCATCCGAAAATATCGTCCTCTTCGATGTCATTCGCAAAATCGTCAACGGCTCTTGATCTGCCGCCGAGCGGTTCGCCGTCCCTTGTTTTCATAATGTTATTAAGACCGCAGGCAATACCTTTGTTGCCGTTAGAGTTGAAAGCATAGAATGTAACTGACGCTTTGCCGTAACAACCGCTGTAAAATTCGGCTGTGTTAATGATTTCCATACCGTTCTTTTCGATAAGACCGGGCTTTGTTTTGCAGTTTGCATTTACAAACATCTTGCCTGCATAGTTTTCATCGTCAGGTCTTTCTGCGTCACCGTCACGAAGCGGTAATTTTAACACGGGCGGAATTTTACCGCCGAACTTCGCAACTCCTGCCTGCTTTGCGGCTTCAATTGCCCTTTCAATTGCTTCAATAGTCTTTGTGTCCCTCTTGTCAATGAGAAGTGAAACCGAATACTTTTCATCACTTCCGTTAATGCTCTTTGGTTCAAAAACATTAACATATGAAAATCTTACTTCGCCTGTTACTACCTTTGTTGATACATTTGTGTTTGCCATAATTTTTAATCTCCTTATTATTTAATATCGTTTTTAAAATCTTCCTGTGCCTGCATTGCTGAATTGATTGCAGGCCTTTTATCTTCTGAACACACAAGTGTCGGCTTGCCCGGAGGCTTTACTACATAGCTTCCGAGGACTTCGGCAAATGTTTTCTTGCCGAGTAATTTTTCAATGTCGGTAATACCTTTCAGCTTATGTACAAGAATGTCGCTTTCCTGATAACCGTTGTCGGTGAGTATCTTTGCAACCTCTGAATCAGGTTTACTGTATTTGCGGTTACTTCTGCCCTCAACGACCTTGTATCCGGGGTATTCAACACCATGCTTGTATGCCTGTTCGAGTGCATAATCGCAAACGAGCTTCGCCCATTTTTCGAGTGACGCAGACTGTTCGATAATATCCGCAATCTCTGCAACCGTGAGCATTGCAGGCGGCTTGAAATCATAGACAGCCATTTTCTGCCTTTCCTCTGCGTAGGCTCTGCAAACAGGTCGTGCCTTGCAAAATCCCGTGTCACAATGCTTGCCTGCTACACATTCGATTACGCTGTCATCGTTAGCAAGCTGTGCGGCTTTCTTAACAGATTCGCCCCATTCAAGTAATTCGGCAACCGAGATATTCTCTGAACTGATGTTGTCTAGTCTTGGCTGATAGATAGTCATTTCAACCGTATCAAAGCCATACAGCATATCAAAGGCTTCATATGCACCTAATGCGTACAGTCTGAGCTGTGGGTTGTCAACCGCTGACACCTCGACACCTTTGCCGTATTTAAGGTCAATAATTTCGAGTTTGCCCTCTGCGATAATCACAGCGTCACCTGTGCCGAATCCGTCAGGAACATACTTCGAAAAATCAAGTCTCTGTTCAAGCATAAGGATTGCGTCGGGAGTTTTCTGCAAAGCGGAGTTGTACCTCTCGATTACATAGTTTTTGTAGCTCTCGGCATAATCTTCCATATCTTCGGTAATTTCGAGATTGCGGATTGCATTGTGATACTTAGTACGGTTGTACTCTTTTGTGGCAAGCCTTATTTTTGCTTCACTGAGAGCGTGAGCATTAGTGCCCTCCTCGGCAAACTGTGACGGCTTGTCCTCGAAATTTTCCTCAAGCTGTATTGAGCCCGGGCAGTTAATCCATTTCTTTGCCCCTGAAGCTGACAGCCTTGCGTGTATATCAGGCATTACTTAACCTCCTCAACAGCCTTTACAGCTTTTGCAAAATCTTCCTGCTTGATTTCCGTAACTTTAGTTACTCCGAGTTCTGCAAGAATTTTCTTGACCTCGTCCTTACCGTGAGCCTTTGCACACTTCATAAATACCGCTCTCACCTCTTCAATCGTGTACTGCTTTTCAGGCTCGGACTGCGGAATATTTTCCTGCGGTTTCGGTGTGGGTTCACTCTTTACGGCAGGCTTTTTTGTCGTTTCAGTTGATTTGACAGGCTCTTTCCCTGTTGTAGTACCTGCAAGATTTTCGATAGCTGTGATAAGTACATCAAGCTGTGGTATTTCTACCGTGATTTTAATTTCTGACATTCTGTTTTACTCCTTTATCTTGATTTTTCGAGTAAGAAAGGATATAATCAAATCGGTGATATTTGTTATATCCTTGCTATCCGTTGAGGCTTTGCAGAGCTTCAGCGGATTTTTCTTTTTCAGTTGACATTTGAAACACCCATACATTCAAAATTGAATGCTTCGGATTCAGGCGTTTCAAGGGCTTTGAGCTTGCGTTTTAGCTCTCGGTTCTCGTGACGATAACCGCTTGACGCTGTTTTTTCAAGTGCAAGGTCTGTTCTTGCGTTTCTCAGCTCAATGCTGAGATGTCTGTTCTCTGCTCTGAGGTTTTCAATATCCTTGAGCAGCTTTCTTTTTGTCGGGTAATTTCTTAACCGCATTTGTTACACTCCTTTCAACGGGTTTGAACCGAGAATATAATTGAGAAACGGTATTCTCGGAATACGGATAGATGTGCCGACTACAATTACATTGAATCCCAATTTTTCGGGTTCGTCCTTTGCCTGTTCACGCAAGTTTTGCGGAGCAACTCCAATAGCCTTTGCGGCGTCCTCAGAAAGCAAATAGACATCACTGCTATCCATAATTTCTTTGATTTTTTTGTTCATCTGAACTGTGTCCATATGTACACCTCCCTACTTTATTTCAATTCTTGGGAGTGCAAAATTAATGCACTCAGCTATGATGTACGGCACAGTACGCCCTGTGCCCTGATGCAGTGTCAATAACTTGTTCATCGTATCATCATTGAGAGTAATCGTAACATGATGATCTTGTTTGAGAATAATGAGCTTGTCCACATCAGTCACCCACAATCTTAACCAAGGTCAGGCTGTCCTCAATCAAAGTACGAACAACGCTTGACATTTTCTTGCCGGTTCTGTTGCAAATCTCGGTAAGAACCTTAACGGTTTCATCTGATACGCAGGCTGAAACCACATTAGAACCTGCGGTTGATTTGTCTGCAAAAATTACTATCTGACCTTTATCGTTTAACATATAAAATCCTCCTAAAAATAAATATTACTCATCATCTGATTTTGGGAAATGATAATGATAGATTGTGTTGCCGTTAATATCAGTTCCAATTGTGCAGTCACCTCTGTAATCGCTTTTCAGCAGATTCATAAATTCTGCGATTTCATCGGGTGTGCCTGTTATCTGCATTGTTATCACCTGCTTTCTATTTTACCTATCTTGATTTCTACACCCAAAGCTGTTAAGAGCCTGTCGGCATTTTCAAGAGAAATGCTCTTTTTGCCTTTTTCCCAATACTGAATAGCTCTTTTAGTAAAGCCCGATTTTTCAGCAAGCTCACTTTGCGAAAGACCTTTCTGTTTCCTGCTTTTGAGCAATATTTCAGCAAATTCATTGATGTGCATTGATTTCACAGTCCTTTTGTGTTATACTATATTTAGTGGTGAACCCCAATTCACTAACTATATACAGAAAGCGAGGTGAAATTAATATGAATCATTCATCACTTAAGAAAAGTTTAATAATAGCTATGTCTTGTATCCCGGAAGTCGAAGGTTTAGAAGAAAACAACTTGATATTAACAACTTCTGCCGGAATCATTTCAGGTAAAGTGCCGTCTGAGCAGGAAATAGACGATGAAAAATCTTTGTGCAGTGTTTTCTATAAGATTTGCGATAATACTAAAGAAGAATACTTTAAAAATATTTCTTCTACAGATTCTGAACCTGTAATTGTCGGTAATGATGGTTACATAATCTTAAAAGATGTAAAAATAAGGTCAACATCGTCCAATACAATTACTCATATGCCTTTTATGGTTGTATTCTATGACCAAATTATCGGCGTTACTATTGGAAATATTAACTGATGTTACTTTTGTTTGCTGACTTTGTACTTGCAATACAAGGTCAGCAATTTCTTTTGATGTACCTTTTACTGTTATTTCCACTTTATCTCACCTCCTCACGCTGTTTTCTGTAAATAAAGCAATGTGTTATTGTTTTAAACGACCTTGTATGGTAATATTAAACAAAGGAGTGGTACATATGCTTGATAAGAAATGCAGAAAGATTGTAAAATGCTGTTTAAAATATTATCCTGACGAAAGAACTATTCAAACAATAGATTTACAAAAACACCTAAATTTCAGCAAGATTGAAATACGCTATTGCTGTCAGAGATTGAATAAATTAGGTTTCTTTGATTCATTTCAAACTTCAATAGAAGACACGGTTCATTTTGTTCCGAGTTATAAATTGTTTAATTATAAAGAACACGAAAGAACGAAGATTAAAGAGTTTTTGATAAACTCCGTAGCAATACCCGTCATCGTGTCAACACTATCAAGCATACTAATAACGCTGATAACACTGATGATATCAGGGATACTGCAATAGATGTAAAAATCGGGTGTTTCATTAACCATTCAAGGATAAACACCTTATCTCACCCCCCTTAGTTATTAGCTTTATCACGCTTTAAGCGTAATTCAGAGCCAAAAAAAATAAAATCAATCGGGAAATCGTAAAGTTCACCGATTTTATGAACCATATCCCAGTCAGGAACATTAGCACCACTTTCGTAGTTTTGAAGAGTTCTTTCATTGATTTTAAGTCTTGAAGCGGCTTCTTTCTGCGAATATCCTGCATTTACTCTTGCCGCCGCAAGTGTGATTTTAGGATAATTAACTTTGGTGTTGAGCATTTCATCACCTCCTTACAGCTCTAATGATATCACGCTAAAAGCGTAATGTCAAGCTAAAAACGAAATATTTTTAAAAATATCTTGATTTTTTTACGCTTTTAGTGTATGATTTAGATAAATAAAAGGTAGGTGTTCAATATGACAGATAACAGTGAAATGAACAAAAAGATATTCGCTAAAAATTTCAATTATTATCTTGCCATAAATAATAAAACTCAGGCTGATATTGTTTCAGACTTAAAAATCACAGCCTCAACAGTTTCAGACTGGGCAAATGCAAAGAAGTATCCACGAGTAGATAAAATGCAAATGCTTGCAGATTATTTCGGAATACTTAAATCGGATCTGACGGAAGAACACGCAACATCAAAACTTACTGATGATATAGAACTTCAGGAATACCTTGAAGAACTTAAAAACAGAAGTGAAATGCGTATGCTGTTCAGCCTTGCAAAAGGTGCTACAAAAGAAGATGTTGAAAAAGCTGTTCGTATCATTGAGGCATTGCAAAAGGATGAATGATTATTGGGCGATATTTATATTAGAGGAATCGAACTGCCGCTGACTGTAAAAGGTGTTACTGTTGTGGATTCAGACGGTAATTTCAATGTTTACATAAATATTTTATTAAGTCATGCTGTTCAGCAAAAAGCAACAAAACACGAATTGAAACATATTAAATCAGAACACTTTTATGATTATGAGCCTGTTGTTTATAACGAACTTGAGGCTAATGCAATTTAGATAAGCAAAAATCTCAACGCAAAACAATACTTTAATCAAGCAATTTATTAGAAGATAATGAAAAAATTTGCTTGATTTATCAATTTTTTCAAAAAAAATATCTTAAAAATCTTGAAATTATTACTTATAAGTAATATTATACTCATAAGGGGCATAACTATGGATGAGGTGTATTTAAAAAAACAAGTGAATGACAGATACAGCAACATCAGATTTTCTGATGATTGCATTTCTGATATTACTGAAATAATTAACGAATCAGGAAATGAGTTATCCTTTTTAAAGAAATTTTGGCGTACTCTTAACATATTAGATGAATACAAGGATATGGCACCAATAAAGATGTCAAAACTTTTTGAAAGTCTGAAAGGACACAGCAACTTATACTCCATGAAAATAAAATTAAAATTGAATATAAGAATATTATATTCAATAGACAAAAACGGAACAATACTGTTGTATGGCTTTTATGAAAAAGGAGGAAAACGAATAACGGATTACAACAACGCAATACCAATAGCATTGGAACGATATAAGGAGAGTAAAAAATGAAAAACACAAAAACTATGACTGATTTTATTCAAACCTTTGCCGGCAGTTTATCTAAAGCTCAGATTAAGGCTTCTTACATTATTTCTGACATATCATCAAAAATTACAATTGAAAGATGTAACAGAGATATGACACAGAAAGAATTTGCTAAGTTTATGGGCGTTACACAAGGAATGGTTTCAAAATGGGAAAGCGGTGAATATAATTTTACCGTTGAAAGCATTTGCAACATATTAGAAAAGCTGGATTTGGACTGTAATTTTGAAATTTTTAAAGACAATATAATGGACAATATTCAAGATATTAGTTTTGAATTAGATAAGTCAGATGATTCAAAGTTATCAAAAATTGACTTAAAAAATCCTCAAAATTTATTTCTTTTAGAAATGGCAGGTTAATAATTATGGATATAAGAGATTCATTAGCTACATTACAATTATTAAATACAAGGGTGCCTGAATTAACCATAGAAAATGACTTTGTAACTCTTCCGTCAAAAGAAGAAACAGAAACATCCTTGGAATTAGGAGATGTCGGACACGCTATTGAAAAGCGTGACGACGCCTATGTCGGTGTTTTACAACTTAGGATCCATTCAATAACAAAAAGCAAAAAAACAAATAAGAAGATAGAATTTTCAATTGTTGTCGAAGGTATCTTCAAATTCGACGGTGACAACAAAGAAATGTTTGAACAGATGTTGTTTCTTAACGGTAATTCATCTCTGTATTCAATAGCTCGTTCCCATATAATAAATATGACATCTTTATCTTTTGCGTCAGGTCAGATTATATTACCTATGCTTAATTTTGTAAAAATAGCCGAACAGCTCAAACAAGGCGAGGCAAAAGTTTCTGAATAAACTATAAAATAAAAAATCCGCTCTGCTCGACTGGTCCTCGAACAGAGCGGAATCACCTACACAGGGTGCAGATGATGCAGTTTAATGCAAAATAATTGTATCACATTCCCTTGTGTTTTTCAAGTAATTTAAAGCACAAGGGATTTTTGCACCCTTTTTTTAAGCAAAAGGAGTGTATAAAATGAAACTGCCTAACGGCTACGGCTCTGTTTATAAGCTGAGCGGAAACAGGCGCAATCCGTGGGTTGCCTGCGTGACAATAGGATACAACAAAGAAACACGCAATCAGGAACGCAGGGTTATTGGCTACTTTCCCAACAAGCCGAAAGCTCTGAACGCTCTTGCTGATTACAATCAAAACCCGTTTGATGTTGGTTCGGCAAGACGCACTTTTTCAGAAACTCATGAACTTTGGTACAAGGAGTTCATCACTGAAGACACAAATCCGAACACCAAAAGACAGTATAATGCGGCATACAAACAATGCTCAATGTTATACAATCGCAAGATGTCCGATATAAAAATCATTGATATGCAACGAGTTCTCGACAACTGCAACAACGGTTATCAATCGGTTAGGCGAATTAAAATTCTGTTGAACAAAATCTACGAATACTGCATATTTCACGATATGCTCCATAACAATCTTGCAGAAAAATTGAAAATCAATGCCAAGTCAGATGAAACAAAACGAGCACGCAGGGAGTTTTCGGAAAGCGAAATAAATCTTTTGTGGGAATATTCAAATCTTGATTCGGTAAAAATAGTGCTTATGCTGATTTATTCGGGAGTGCGTGTGTCTGAACTTCTCAATCTGAAAATTTCAAATGTAAACCTTGACGAACAGACTTTCTTTGTTGAAAGTTCAAAGACCGATTCAGGTGTACGAACCGTGCCTATAGCAGACAAAGTACTGCCGTTTTGGCAGAAATTCATCAGCGATTCTCAATGTGGATATGTTCTGAATAACACCAATGGCAAGCCGCTGAAATACGATAACTTTAAACGCAACTACTGGACACCTCTGCAAAACGATTTAGGATTTGACCACACCATACACGAAACAAGACACACCTGCATTTCAATGCTTGTATCGGCAAATGTGAACCATACAATCATCAAAAAAATAGTCGGTCACAAGTCGAAAATGGACTTGACCGAAAAGGTTTACACCCACATAAACCCAAAAGAATTGGTGAACGCAATCAACAAAATATAGTCTTATATTATCCTGAATTGTTCATAATTATGCTCCGTAGCTTACATATAGCTAACAAAATCCCCCATTTTCCCCATTCCTATCCCCCTTGCAAGTTACCTGCACCATACAGCCGTTTCTTATGCAGGGACGGCTGTTTTGTACCACATTTTCGGTCTGTCTTATGGTGATTTTCAAAATATTTGAATTAATTTTGAATAAAAAACGAAAATTATGTTGACAAATCCGAAAATATGGTATATAATAATTAAGCTGTTGTTATTAAACAACATTTCGAGGTGTAGCTCAGTTTGGTAGAGTGCTTGGTTTGGGACCAAGATGCCGCAGGTTCAAGTCCTGTCACCTCGACCAAAAAAGGTGGTTTTTTAACCGCCTTTTATTTTTTGCCAAAATTACTTAAAATGCCTTAAAAACGGCTTAAACACCAGGTTTTTGAGATTTCAAAAATTCAGTTGAGTAATTTTGAATTAAGTTAAAACAAGATAAAATGCAGTCAAACTTACTATCAAACTTACTGTCATTTTAGTTTGCCTGCCGATTTTCAAGGAAACAAGATAATATATTTTTAAAATTTATTACACCGTAACACAAAAGATTTTTTATTTTGTTGATTACAGAGCATTTCCATACCATAACTACCCTCTTCAGGGTTATAACTTTTCATATAAATATCTCTTTTAATATGTTTATATTATGACATATATTATAACTAAATTAAATACTTTCTTATATATAATATTATTTTTTAGCATAGAAAAAGAGGGTTCATAAAGAACCCTCTCTTCCCAATAATTATTTTAAGGATTTACTCTTGCTATCGAATTTAA